TATATCTCTTGCATCTTGAATAACTTGAGTTAATTCAATTAGTTCTTCTTCCATTAAGTCAACTCTTACAAAATCTTGAGTAGTTGTAGTATTTCTTAACTGTGGTTGTATGTATAGAATAACCTTTTGCATTATCTAATATTATTTACTAAACTAAATGCTTTTTCAAAGTTCATTGTGTAGTTTATTAACCTATCATTTAAACCTGTCTTTTTAGTAAATGAACTTTCTTTTAAATTAACTGGATATATGTTAGCACTTGAATCAGTTAACCAGATGTACTCACTAACCATTAACTCCTCAAAAAATGGATTCATTAATTCGTTAACAAAACCACTATTTAATAAAACAGATTCAGTAGCATTAGCATTAAATGTTTTTTTTGCGTGTGCTGTAGTTGAATATGTGTTAAATGTTAAAGATTCTTGGCAATCTTGTCCTTCTTCTTCTGGTGGGTCTAAATGCACGCTTCTTGCTTCAAATATACTTCTGTTATAATTCTCACTTCTATTTTCTAAACTATCTACAGATTTTTTAAAGAAAAATAAATCTTGTATAGCACCCCATCTATTTACAAATGTTATTTTGTTTACTGGGTATTTACATTCTTCTATTCTTGTTGTTAAAATAGTTGTGAAGCTTGATGTGTCATAAGTAACTTTAACTCTTGCAATATCTTTAATGTCTGTATCTGTAAATTGAGCAAATTGAATTTTTTGATTTTGATTAAGATTATCTGTAAATGTATCTGTTCTAACTGAAACACCATTACTCCCTACCCATTCAACTTGACTTACTCTTTCAACGTTTACTGGTATTGTTAACGTACTTCCTTTATGATATTCAAAGTGAGTTCCTGTTATCATTGCAATAGGTTCTGTTGTGTAGTTAACACCTTCTTTAAATGTGTTATAACCCTCTTGTGCTAAGTAAGTGTTAGATGTTACCGAACCAATTACAGTTCCATCTGATTGCCTTGCTGAAGTTGCTACAGTTACCCAGATAGAACTTTTAGCAGATGATGCAGAATAAGTACCTGTAAATATTTGTTCTAAGTGGTCGTTTACTATTTCACTAATATCAAATGAAACAGAGTTTTCAGCTCCTAATGGTTTTTTCTGTAGTGCATAAGTTGCATACAAATCATCACAAACTTCTGTTGATGAACTTAAGCCACCAAATACAGTTATATTAATTTGAAAGTAACTTAAACTGCTACTTGTTTGTTGTGGTGTTCTTATAAAAAATGGGCTTCTTGTTCTTATTATTGTACTCATTGTGTTTTTAAATTATCTTCTAAATAACCAGCAACTATATCATCTCCGTATAAATCTAAACCACGTTCAAATGGTTTTGTAAAAAATAATGTTGCTCTAATACCTTTGCTTTTAATACTTCTTGCAATTAAAAAATTTAATGATTGTCTACTTACAAACCTACCTTTACTATCTCTTGGCGCAATACCTTTTTTAATACTCCATTTATCAAATACTGAACTTGGTGGTTGTTTAGTAGTGTATTTAAATGGACTTGCTGAGCTTTCAGGATATGTTGATTTTGCACCCTTAACACCTTTGTCTATAAAAGTTCCATAATCTTCACTAAGAAAAGAAACTTTATCTCCTTGTATTTTATACTTTAAACTATTATATAGTTGTTTTGTAGCATTGTTTTTACCACGTGTTAAATTACTACGTGATTGTTGAATAACATACTTCGCGTATTTCTCTAATGCCTTTTTAAATTCACTCATTAGCAGTAAGTCATTTCATCTTTAGTACCAGCATTAAAAGTAACAGCCCAACCAGCAAGCATATTATCAAATCTTTCTGTAAATGGTTCACAGCTTGCAGTATCAATTACTTCAAATTTATCTCTATATAAATCACTCTTTTGTAATACTCGCATAACTCTTGTGGCTAATGCTAATTGAGTGTTTAATATATCCTGCCTATTATCATTACCTCTATATAAATCTGTTACTTGCTCATTGCTTATATCAACTAAATCCATAAAGAATATAGTAATGTTAAAAGTTACATAATTGTTGTTTATTGTGCTATTGTTAATCATTACGTGAGCTAATGGAAATAAACTCTGTTTCTTTAAATCAATATCAGCAATATCACCAAATGATATTTCATTGTTAAATGGTTCTGCTGTAATTACTTCTTTTATTTTATCTATTATGTTATAAAAACTGTTCATATTACTTTTATATATCTTGGTGTGTGATTACCTAAATCTTGTTCTATAAATTCATCAAGAGAATCAATAGCATCATCAAAATCCATATTATCGCGTTGAATTAATAAATCTAAACAAATCCAATAATCATAAATTGCTTGTACTGGATGATTTGCTGTAATACCTAAAAATGCTTCTTCAAAGCCATCAACTAAAATTATATGGTCGTTTTCAATTAATAAATTACGTTCTGTTAATTCTTCTAATATATCTTGCTTTGTCATCGTTGGCTTCTTTTTAATATTTGTTGTTCTAATTCATATTTATCTTTTTTAAATGCTAGGTGCATTAAGCAAGTGTGGAGTTTTGATTTGGTAATTTCATTGTATTTGAGAATGTTTCCATTAGTAAGTCCGTAGATAGATTGATACCATCCCCATTTTGCAGAGAATCCCGCAGATGCTGAGGTAGCTCTATCTCCTTCTGTGTTGCTAAATAGTTCAGGATAGTTTTCTGTAATTCGTTCTTTAAACTGTAAAAAAAAACTATCGCTCCAAAAACAATATCTAAAGTAACTTCTGACATATCGTATTTATCAGAACTTTCATATTCTTCTATTAAATACTGTTGTTTCTTCTTGTAGGTTATTGGCCTATATAAAACACCAATTGCTTTGTTCATCTGCTCCCAATCTGCAAGGTAGGTATCTAAATCAACGTATTCACCAAATGATATATCATCCAGCTTTGGTATAAATCCAAACTCTTTATCGTTTAAAGTAAACCTATCTATAAATTTAGGTTCGTTATTAAATAGCTTTGTGAGTTCTTCGCAAATGTTGTTTATATCAGTAGCTTTTATTTGTAATACTTGTTTTAGTGGTATATTACAAAATATTTCTACCATCTTTTGTTGTAAGAATGAATCCAGTTCTTTACCCTCAGCAATCTTTAACCACTTTTGGTATTGCTTTAAAGTAACTTCATTAAGTGTTTCTGGTATGTTAATAGTTAACTTCATTTATATATAAACGTTTAAATTAGTGAATCGTTATATACAAATATAAAAAAAAGTAGGCAATGCTCTTTTGCAAATACCTACTTTAACCAAAACGCAAATTAACATTGGCTATAATTTGCTTATTTCAAATATAATTAATTATTTTTATTTTTCTTAAATAATACCTGTTTTTCTATCTTAGAAGAATCATAATATTTCTCAACTTGTTCTAATCTATATTTAACATCACCTATTTCTTCAATTATACTTTCTTCTAAATCTAACTTAGGTTTATTTAATTGTTGTGTAATTATAGTTGCTAATTCTAAAAGCTCCTCAACTAACTTATTATGTTCTCTTAATTCTTTACCTATATTCATCTTATCTTATCTTATCTAAATGCTTAAGGGTGGCTAAAGCACCGCTTCAATAAATGTGATATTCTCCTAAGTTAGGATTCTGTAATTGGTAGCTAACCGCATACCTCAACGCATCAATAGCGTGGTTAAAATTATCTACTGGTGTTTGTGATTTCTTTTCTAACCAACAATAGTTATTTAACTCTTTAATTAATTCTGTGCTATCTTCAGTAATTACTAAATCATAATCTTGTAATAAACTAATACCAAATGTTATACTACCTTGACCTTTGATAGCTGGCACAACATTACAATCTCTACTAAGTTCTGTTATTAATCTTGGTTCTGCTGAATCACCAACTATTAAATTATCTGCTGCAAACTTTTTATTTAATTGTAATATCTCGCTTGTAGTTAATTTAGTTTGGTAGAAGCATAGTTGTATATAGATAACTTTATTTTCTTTATCTATGCTTGTTTTAACTAATGTTGAGGGGTCATTACTAAAACCATAATCTTGACCAAATACAACTTTACCTACTTGTTGAAATTCTCCTATACTCCAATCAGTAAATATAACACCCTCAGCTTTATCAAGCCAAGCACCTTCAATAGTATGCTTGTATCTGTTTGGTCTTCTAACCTTCATTGTTTCAATTTGCTTAATATAGCTTTCTGAAAGGTTATCTATGTTATCTAAATATGTAGTGTGAATGTAGGTAGTATCTTCTTTAGTTATATTACTACCAGCACTTACACCTCTATCTTCAAACCAACGCTTATAAATGAAATGTTCTTTTGTTGTTGGATTCAATATTAATATAACTCGATTCTCTTGTATTTTATTACGAACACTTAAATCAATTTTATCAAATATATCCTCATCATTAAGTTCTTCTGCTTCATCCATTACCCACGTAGTAATACCAGTTAATGATTTTAGATTTGCTGTCTGGTCGCCTGAGCTTGTTTTGATACCTCTAAATATTATCTTGCTACCATTGCCTGTATTTATTATTTCGTCACGTGTTATTTTGAATTGGTCAATAACTCCAAGCAGTTCTAACTTTTCTATAAACTCAGGTATGATACTAATACTTGCAGCCCTAAGCGTGTATCTTGTAAATAATATTGTATGGCCAGCTTGATAGGTTAAAAGTAATAGAACAGAGTTAACAGCAAATGATTTACCTGAACCTCTACCACCAGTTACAATAAAGTAACGTGCAAATGATTCATCTAATACTAAATACTTTTTATTGAGCTTTAATCCGTGCAATGATGTTTCTGAAATCGTGGTTTACTTCTTCTGTAGTATTTAAATCAACAGTATCTTTTAAGTTACCATACAAATTATTATATATAGCATTAAAAGCATTTACATCACCTTTATCAATAGCTTTATTTCT